ACACAACGCTAGCTGCAAGACCGCCCGCAGGAGCAGCGCTGTATGGAGGCGCTACTACAACGTTAGACTCATTGCTGGAAACAATCTTTCGTGCTGCCTGGCCTGCTACGTTAAGTAGCATTCCCTTAACCTGGTCTATGCGGAATGCTCCGCCTGCAAGGTTAAGCTTTACCGTACATACTCGGTCGTCCTGGAACGAACCAGCAGCCGTGAGGCCCGACCACAGAACAGGATTTGGTGCTAGTGCGCCACCAAGCTGCTGCGCCGTGCGTGCAAGGATGTCAGCAACTACACGGCTGTCGCCGTACAGATTGCCTGCTGGAGCGTCACCAGGACCACGACCATCACGAAGGTCCGCGATAGCCTTAGCTGCGAACGAGCCTACGATGGTGTAGGTATCGCCAGCCGCTGGAGCCACAGGAATCGCACCACGAGCAAAGAAAGCAGCGTTGGCTGTATTGGATACTACTACAGCCTGAACGCCAGCCAGAGCCGCCGTAATATTTCCGGTGAATACTACGGTGTTTCCGATTTGGCTAGACGCTACAAACGAACCAGTGTTCTGCACGCTCGTAATCGTGCCGCCAGTCGCTGCAACTGCTACGGGCTGACTTACTGCCTCTTGAAACAGGTCAAGAACTGAAGCCATGTCCTGTGCGCGAAGGAAGTTAAGGGGTAAAGTATTTACGCCACCCTCGCCTCCACGACCACCGGATAGATTCGTTGCCGAAACAGCTACCGAGAGCGAACCAGCGCCAGAGCCTACTGGAAGGAAAGCCACCAGCAAGGCAGAGGCTGCTGCATTGACTGCGGCTGCTACCAGCGTTGCAGTGTTGGCTACAGCGTTAGGAACGCCCAGAGTTACGTCCAAGGCGATTGTTACGTCGCTACCGGACACGGTTACAGCTAGCGCCGAGGTGCCAGCAGGAACGGTGACTGCCACACGGACAGCGTTTCCAGCTACACCAGCGTTCGCTGCTACGAACTGGATTTCCGAGGTACCAGATCCCAACAGCAACTCAGCTGCGGAATAATTTGGACCTGTACGAAGAGTATCTACTACTCTTTTGATGTATAGAGATACGTCAGTAGAAAGTGCGGGCATGAGAATTACTCCTTAATTATCAAGCGGACTGCGTTGGGAGGGACAGGAAAATATCAATCAACTCGAAGTTGATTCCAGGCACAGGGAATATGCCTACATTGAGTCGCAGGATATCTCCGTCCGAGAATACCTTTAGTCCGTAGTAGGCTCGAATCGTTTGACCAGTTGCGGGATCCTTAGAATCTACGATGATGTTCTGCTGGCGGAAGATTTCCAGCAGCGTGCTTACTGTATCCTTTACAGAAGCGATGGTCGCTGGAGTTGCCTTTCTACCGGTGAAACGAGTATCTACAGTCTTGCGGAGGTTGTACGCTACGTAACGTACAACATCTCGCACGCTGCCTTCCGAGTACGCAAGATTGTCGTCACGTACCCAGGTGGTCATGTCGCGTACCCACTTGGTTCCCAGTCCAGGAATGGTTTCTGCGAACATTACGCCATTCTGAATTAGGTCTCCGGAGTCAGTTACGCTTGCTGGATCCCAGGAAGCATCCTGAGTTACAGCCGAGACTCTGAGGTACTTGTTTGTAAGTGGCTCACCAATTTCGTTTGCGCCAAGACGCATCGAAGCGCCCATGACTGCGAACTCTCTTGGACCCTTAGCTACTAGGCTACCGCTGATTCCAACTACTGTTGGGTACTGTGCGACCAACGCTACATCGGCGTCGTTGATGCTGTTAGCAGCAAGGATTGTCTCACGCTTGGTTCCACGGAAACCAAGCCAACCACCACGTTCAAGACCAGCTGCTCCGCGAGCAGCCGATACGTGGTCAACAAGCTGAGCCGACACCGAAGCCCATGTTGCGGTCGAACCATAACCTTCGTTGGCGAGGTTTTGGTCGATAAGCGGAATTACCTCATCTACTACGCGAAGAAGCATAGTATCGAAGCCGTTCTGGAAATTCGTGTTGCTGCTGATTCCTCGTGCGCCACCGTACAGCTGGAACGAGAAAGGAAGCGGGTCACCAGTCGTGCCTGGATAATCCACTACGTTGGTATCGCCACCATCGAGGGCATCAACAGTGTAACGCGAAGCAATTACGTACTCTGCCGAGTTGTTCATCCAGTATACGATTTCCTTGATGTTCTGGCGGAAACCGGAAGTGGCTACAGTTCCAGAGAAGGAAGTCTGCATGCTGGTCACTGTGCTTGTGCCAAAGTCAAACTCCGTAGCCAGTTCAATGTCTCCATTGATTTGCGAAGGAATGGTGGCGAGGTAATTGGTGTTAGCGTTGATGAGTCCAGCAAGCTGGCGTAGCGTAAGTCCTGTTGGAATCGTGATTGCCAAGTTGTCGCCAACTACACCAGTTATCGACGTAACAAATTGAGTAGCTACGCCGTTCGAACCATTGAAGGTTCCAGTAGCGCTCGTTACGCTCAGGATTTCTACCGTATCCGGTGCTGGAGTAAGCGATGGAGCGGCCGAAAGGGCTACGTCGAGGGTAATGTCGTTTGCCGTGTTTGAAAGAATCTTGCTGATTGCCTTAAGATTTCCACCCGAATCGCGCAATACGAAAGTTTGGCCGTTGTGCGCTGCAGCAACTAGCGAGGCAGGCGTAACGTTAATAACAGAGGCCGTGGAACCTGCTACGACAGTAGTTGTGGCAGCAGAAGAACCACCACGGTAGACTACGTGCAAGTAGTTGCGAAGCTGTCCACCGAGCGTTGGGGAAATCTGCTGCTCTTCTTCGAAGTCAACAGTTACCTGGTACGACTCATCCGTAGGATTGTAGTCTACGTTTACAGCGATATCCGACGTGTGCTGGCCATAGTCACGGCTCTCTACTTCGATTAGCGTAGAGCGAATGAGCACTGGGTCTGCTGCAGCGGGCGCTGCAGGAAGCGCAGGGGTAACCGTGATGGACGAGGTACCTGCTCCACCAGCGTTAGCCGTAATTCTACGAAGGAAAGTAGGGGCACCCGGTAGCGCGAGAATCTCAATCTTTACCCAGCGGTCTACGAGAGCGCTAGCAACCAGCGTTGCAGCTACAGGAATAACCGTAGTAGTAGCGCCTACCGAAGCAGTGGTGGTGAACAGGTTTACACTCAAAGATGGAAGATGAACCTTCGACTTCGTAGAGGCGTTAGTCTTATAGACTACCACTTGTGCTGCACCACCAGGAATGTTGGCATCAGCAGAGGACTGGAATGCCAATCGAATCGCGTCTACCAGTGGACCGTCGCGAAACAAGCTGGAAGCTAGCGAAGGATCCCGAAGCGCAATAAGACCTGACTCACTGCCAGGAGCGCCACCGTCCGCTTCACCAATGAGACCTAGAACGCCACCAGCAGTTACGCCGATTTGGTTAAGATTCTCAGCATTGATACGAGTAATTCCGCCTGGACGGAACCGAGTGATACCATTGAACGTGACTGACCTAGCCATGTGTCATATCCTTTCAATAAGACTTGAAGATTTCATCCCACTGTACTAGTGGGTATTTGAAACCAGACTTGTCTTTTAAGAACGCCTTCATTCCACCTAGATGTCGTGCGGGTTTATTTCGAAGTTTTGCCCATTGCTCAAATGAGTAGGTTTTTACCTGTGGTGGGCGAACAAGAATCTTTGGTAGTGCAGCAGGAGATTGAGAAACAGGCGAATACTCCACCTCCGAATAACTTACATCGTCTTTAGAATCTTTACCCTTACTCATTTAAGCATCTCCTAATTTAATCTGTGCTACCAAAATAGAACTACCAGGAACAGGTGTAGAAGACAGCGGATTTACGTTAGACAAAACAAGTCTAATCTCCTTAGCGACTTCTTGGTCAATCATGAAGTCGAAGGGATACGTGAATTGTAGAGTCATGGAGCGCGTGAATATCTCATCTGGAAGTAACTCAGACCTTGGGGCCAAGTCAGTTCCAGAGAGTTTCAGGGCCATGATACCCTGCGCTTCAAGAAACTCTCTTTGCGCGAACAGTATCGCCTTTAGCACAGTATAGAGGTATATTACCTCTTCTTGGTTACCAGCTAACACTTCTAGCTGATACTGTCCTTCGTAGTTAGCTCCTATTCGGAGCTTTCCCATGTCATCGGACTCGTAAACCCGCACAGGTTGCCCGTATGCAGGTTCCGGAAGTTCTGCGTAGCGAATATCAACTACGCTTGTATCATTACAGTTTACCGCAAAACTACCTGCTATGTCAAGCTGTTCTGATGATACTAAGCTAATATATTTTACCTGACCGATACCAGCACCCGCTACTACGTGTACCTTTAAGCACGGCCAAGTAGACCTCTCAGAGAAAATAGCATCTATGAGTTCTTGGTCTTCTGGTACGAACGTGAGTGCTGTAGTACTTGGTGCGCCAGGAATAGTAGTGTCTGCAGGAATCTGAGAAGCCACTCGCAAGCCACCAATAATTTTGGCAGGCATTCCTGCCATGTCGCTAATCGTAGTAGCTGCGCTTCCACCTAACGTATCGATAGCCATCTCCGAGTCAGGCATGTCGTAGTTAGGTGGCGCACCCATCAAATCTCTAAGAAATTCATTGGATTCCGACTCACTCTTCATCAGAAGAACTAGCGCGGGAACCTTGATTTCTGTGCGAGGATAGTTGATTGAAAAGTCTATTTGCTTCGTAAGTATGTAGTCTTTAATCATCTCCTGTTGGTCTACAGGAAGACTCTTAAACAATACGTTTATGACTCTAGGATCCTTACGAATGCCTTGAAATCCATTGATTATGGCTCTTTGAAGCACTATTTCAGGAACGATAGCCATCAGAAATTATCCTTGATGAATTGGTCTACGTGCTTAGGAATTATGTTAGTGGCCAACTCGTCCATTACTGCGTCAATTAGATTAGCTGGATTCTTAATTCCTGGATGCTGCCATGCAGTCTTTCCAGCATTAGGACCTGTCTGAGCGATTCCGCTTTGGTCATGTACCATTCTAAACATTTTTGGTTTAGTCATGTTGATGTACCTGCCGACGTTAATCGGAATAATACGATACATGCTAATTGGGCTTTTAGCCTTTAACAATGCTCTTATGCTGGCTGGAAACTTTTTCTTGCCATGAAAAGGTTTTGCTCCTCGCATAAATCCAGGACGCATGTCAAAGCCCTTAGAACCAAATTCTATG